TCCAGGAAGGAAACATCCAAATATAGTTGCTCCTACTATTCCTAACTGGAATAATATTACAACCCGTATAAGGTTTATGACTTTACCCTTTGTGTCCATCACAAATAATCCCACATGTAAGCACGATCTCCGTACTCATCTAGATGCCACCTATCTCCATCTTTATCAACAAATGATGTTTCATCGGTAATACCATCACTCAAGAATCCAAAAGGAGCCATGTCCTGTTCTATTTGATTCTTTTGTTCTTCATATAATCTCTTTCTGACATCTTGATCAGTCATTTCTCTGAAGTAGTCCTGTTGAACTAACCAAGCAAAGATAACCAAACACATTGCAAGGTCATCATTACAACCTTCTTCTGCCTCAAACGACTGGTTCTTTTGAATGAACGTTGTCAATTCTGCAATAACATCATAGTCATTGATGAGAAGTTTATCTGCCTCAATCAATGCCTTTAAGTTCAATGCACCAATCTTCTTGACAGTCTTAGACATCTTGACACCCAACTGTGTCCTATTGCCAGAGAAACCTGTACCCAAAACTTGTCCTGCTCTTCCTCTCATGGAAGTCATCAACATGTTTTCATATTCCAAATCATACTGTAGAATGGCAGCAACTTGATCTCCAATATCATTCACCTCACAGAGAATGTATGAATTGTTATATGCTTTTGCAAATTCTAAAATTACATTAGGAAACAATAATGGTTTAATTTGATTGTTCCTATACTTTGCAACCATTTTATATGGTAAAGTAGTAGTATCAAAAACACAGAAAGCTGAGTAGTCTTTTTCTACTCCTCTAGCAACGTCAACCGTAAGAATATAATCATGATCTTCCTTTGGGTTCTCATATATCTCTCCTCCTCTTGGTCCCTTTCCACATGGTTCATCATATGCCATGGACTTCAACTTGGATGGCGCGATCAAAGTATCGACAGATCCAAGGAACTCACACTCAAACTCAACTCGGAATTGAGCTTCGGAAGTATTCTTAATAGTCTGTTCTTTCCAAGCCTCATCACGACCAGGAACCTCAGACCAATGCACGTCCGTAGTGACGTATTCATTTCTAGCCAATTCGGCATCATGCCACAATCGGTAGAAATGATTCATACCTTTGGGGGTAGAAACAATAACTACCTTAGTAGATTTACCAGATGAAATAGTAGGATATACTGAACTAAAGAAGTCGTCTGCAATATGGTTGGGAATGAACGCAAATTCGTCCAAGAAGATGATGTTGAATGACATACCTCGGACAGCAGAAGCAGATGTAGATGCCGCAAGGATCTTCGATTTATTTTCAAGTTCCATGGAACCTTTGTTCCAAGCAACAATACCCTGTTGCATCCAAGTTGGTAGTGCTTCATAAGCCGTTTGCAATCTACCTAATAGTTCTCTTGCAGTTTGTGCTTTGTTTGCAAGAATACCTACGGTCACACTATCGTTGAAGATTGCATAGTGTAGAAGATAAGACACAACAGTAGTTGACTTTCCAGACTGTCGTGGCATCTTACAGATATTAAATCTGTTGTTGTGGAAGTTGTTGATCAACTTCTCCTGAAATGGATACATGTCAAAAGGGACTAGACCCTCATCCAAGTTGATGATCTTTACATAATTTCTGGCAAAATAAACTGGATCACCCTTACACTTAATGAACTCAGCTACCTGTTCTTTGGTAAAGTTGATCGGGGTATTAGCTTTTTTTAGATTGGGATTACCAAGATATACGTCACTAGTTGCCATATTTAAGGTTCAATCATTAACAATGGTTTAGTTGGATCTTTCTCCGTAGGCATATAGTAGATAACTTTACTGCCTGGATATACTTTTTCTAACTCTGCTTGAACATCTCTCTTTAGAGGTCTTCTCTTCTGTGGGAAGAACATTTGAATAAATTTAGTCTGCCCTCTGAAAATAAACGTAATAGAATACGTACTTCCATACTGAGCAATTCTTCTATATGCTTCTTTTAGGGCTTTGTAAGACTTCATGTTCGACCTTTTTAATTATTTAGATTCGTTTTGTTGTTGCTTTAACATCTTCTGCAACTCTGCTGTACTACCAACAAACAGAGCATTGTTAGTTACATGAGAAGGACCTTTGGACTTTTCTTCGTCAATTTCTTTTACTTTTTTCTGCAAGTCCATCAATTTGTCTGCGGTGTCAGCAACGTGTTTAATTAACTGACCAGCAACTTCATATGATCTAGCAGACTCGGATTCTTGTGCAACTTCTAGAATACCATCAACAGCCTCTTGTCCCTTTTCAATTAGAGAATAGAGTTGAGATCTTGTATACTCGTAGTCTTTTTGGATCTCATCCCCATCATTCTTCTTTAGAGTTGTGCGAGTTGGTTTAGATTCCTTTTTCTTTACAGGAACAACTTCAGCTTCAACTTCTAGTGAACTGTCAATAGCATCAAATTCATCTTTCATTAACTAATCTCCCTAGCGCCAGAGTCAACATTGGTACTGTTACTATAGACATCACCTTGACTATCAAAAAATTCTCTGGTTTCACTGAATCCAAAGTCATCACCCTCTACAATCTGTTCAGTATCTTGAACATTGATTGCAGAAATACGAACGTTCAAATCATGATTCTCAATCATAGTGCTGAACTGTCCTCTTAATACGTGCAACCTATCACCAGTAATTTTGGTGATTCTCATAACTTCACCATCAATTTGGATGAAGTCATCTCTCTTAAATGGAGCTGCACTATTGACAGAGAACTCGGTATGTCTTGTATCGATTTCTTGATTAGTTCTAGCAGTATCATCTTGCGTAACATCTCTAACCGCAACAGGTGTTACACTATATCTCATTTGTCTAGAACCTGTCTTGATGTTAGAAGTATCACTGTAAAGATCAGCCTTAACTTCTTTAATAAGTCCTGTCTGTTGATCGACTGGACCAAACATGTACGTCTTACAAGTGAAGTTTAGTGTATAGATTAATGCTCGTCTAGTTAGAAAATCTGCTTCATAGTTATCATCCATACTGATACTCTCTAGAGTAATTGGCATATCTCTTTTCTCGCCAATCGTAGATACTAGATCAATCGTCAGATTGAATGCTGGTTGGAAATATGGTAGGATCTGTTCAAGAATTTGAATAGCATCCTCGTTTAATTTTGAAAGGATACTAAGTTGAAAATTAATATTATAAGGGACTGGCATAAATCCCTTGATTAGTTTATTGGTTTCTTTATTGACTGCTTTGAAAGTCTGCATAGTGGAGACTTTTCTGGAAGCATCATAGTTCATTCCAATCATCTCAAAAGACATACGAGGCAAAGTAATTGCCCTCGCAGGTCCATCAACAAGATCTCTATTCTGTTCTAGTCTTGCTAGAAACTTTTGTTGTGGACCATATGAGATTGGAACTTTAACAACACTATGAATATCACCCGATCTATCAGTGTGTCGGATTTCAATTCCATTAAATAACGTTCCGAAAGCAACAATAGTCTTTCGTATAATTTCGTGATAAAAATGACTACTTAACATGACGATCCCAAGTTATACAAGTATTTAGACTTCACCAAAAGGATTTCTTTCGGAGAAATCTACGATAAGATCTGCTTCCAACTCAATTTCATCGTTGGATGCGAATGGAATATTAGATACGGTTGTTTCTACATTAGCTACTCTGTAACTTGCACCAGCACCTACAATGGCTTCATTTACTGCAAATTCGCCATTAGGTAGAGAAACTTCAAGGATTCTATTAAGAGAATCCCAAGAAGTAACATAAGCACTAGTACCAGTCGAGACTCCTCTGACGAGTTCATTTAGAACAAAATCTCCGTAGACGGTTGCTTCGACCTCTCCGATATCAATAGTTGGTGTGAAGGTATAACCAGCACCAGCATTACTGTATCTGATTGAAACAACTGTTAGTCCTGTACCAACAACTGCTTCGGCTTTAGCATTACGAATATTAGAAGAAATACCTACAGAAGATGGAATGAAAGTAGATGTAATTCCTACTGTAGGAGTAAATGTATATCCACGACCACCAGTAGTGATTGCAACTGGACCCAATACTCTTTCCGAAATAATAGCAGTTGCAATACCTGGAGATACTGGGGTTCCACCACTCAAAGTAATAATAGGTGGTTCAGTATATCCAAAACCTGGATTAGTCAATAGAATTCTATCGATAGCCTGGTTTGGAATACCAGTTCTGGAAGTCATAATTGCAACAGCAGTTGCTTGTTCACCTAATTCTGGTTCATCTATGGTCAGTAGAGGTATGGATGCGTATCCATTACCTGGATGTTCAATTGTGACTGTATAAACTTCCCTACTAGTATTTAACCCAACAGTCACGATTGGATACTCATTATCAAGATTATTAACAAAAGATGAAACAGTTCCAGACTGAGTATCCAGTTCTTGTTCAGCCTCTGTTGTAGGAACAAGGGTTTCACTCACACTACTGAAAGCATTGTCACCTGTTTGATTTAAAGTAATGTGATCAATATTACCGACAAATCCTCTAGTAATAGTGGGAGATTTTCCTTGACCTCCAGCATCAGATCCCAACTTAATATCATCATTGGTGAATACCATGGTTGGGTCAGCTGTACCCAAAGTATTACTTACATTACCGTTAACACATACTTTAGCTTCTTGATTTAGAACTTCAACTCTAATAAAGTTCCAAGCATTTAAATTTAATGTAGATGTATTTTCAATAGATCCAGATCCAGATGCAAAGACTACGTTACCTGTCTCTCTATGGTACAACTTAAATTTATCAGTCCATGCAATAACTCCACCAAAATTAGGATCTGGATCAAATTGATTTGGCCAGAACCATAGACTGAATACTAGTCTACCATCTTCAGTAACTCTAGCATTGATATCTGAAGTTGCTTTGATATTTGCATTTGTTACATCATTGTAACTAGTATGTTCTAGACCATTATTGCCGAACTTAATTTGTGATGAAGCTGGTTTGTTTGGAGGCGTGAACTGTATGGTTGGAATTTGAATATAGTTATTACCACCGAATGTAATATCTACTTTCTCTACAGTTCCATTGACGAGACTAGTTACTATACCAGTTGCTCTCTCACCTCTCTTTGGTTTAGCAACTCTTACACTTGGAGTTCCTTTATAGTTTCCATCATCAAACATCTGAATATACTGTACAGACTTAGTACCAAAAATAGTACTTGCATATCCAATAGTTGCAAGGGCATTATCAACGGTGTCTTTATGGAACTGAATAGTTACCTGTTGACCACCAGCAGCAATACCATCCTTAATTTCCTCACCATTAACATCGGTAAGATTACTAGGAAGATCGATTCTCTCATCTTCATATTCAAAGATCTCACATCTAAGTTCATACATGTAGAGATCATTTAACTGATAGAAAGGAACCTTCCTTTCGACATACTTGATCTCAAATAGAGCATCATCAAGTGGTAAGAAAATAAGATCACCTTCCTGTGGAGTGGTTGCAACCTTAATTTCTTCCTTTGGCCATAACTTAAGTTTGGGAGAAATGAAGTCATCATATCTCTCTTTAGAGATAACCAGGGTAACCTCATCAGTCGCTCGGACACCAAACTTTGTTAGAACATCCGATGGTGTTCCAAATCCATCAAAGTTTGATAAGTAGGCTTCGATTCTAAAACTATCATCAAACCTAGAAGCAGTGATCTCTTTAATCACTGTTTGTTCATTGACAATCCTTCTAGGAAGGTACAGAATATCCTGTCCAAAATTCCTAAGATGCTCATTCACCAAGTCTTGAATCAGTCTTTGTTCACTTGGTGATCCGTGTAAAAAGAATGGTGTTAATGGCATTATCCTATCATGTCTAGGGGTGGCATCGCATACTCAGTCATCAAGACCTGTTCTAAGATCTCAATATCTCTCACCGCATCGTCAAAGAGTTGTCTTCCATTCATCTCCAATCCACCAGGAAGTTTTACTCCTTGGAACTTAATTAAGTTCTGTCCCCACTGTCTCTTAATTAAAGCAGTAACGTATCTCTTCAACCAAGAATCATTGTATACGGAAGTTGCACTCTCGGGGTCTACTTCTCTGTAACAATCAATAACTAGGTAGTGATTGCTACCGATACCATTTAGATCAATATCTAGATATAGTCTTCTATTTTTCTTGTTAAATCTTATTTGGGTATCTGGATTGATCAAGAAGTCTAGAGTTTCTAGGTACGACTTGACCATACCGTAGTTCAGTAAATCGATCGCTCCGTAGTAGTATAAATCATTAAGGAACAGTTGATATTTAATGTTGAACAGTCCGTCAGAGATTGATGACGAATCAGCTTTAAATACCTTATTAACACCTATAATACTATCAGGTAGTGGAAGATAATTTGCACCCTCTTCATACTCCATCATGGCAATACCACCATGAGAACTGGATCCTGTAGTGGTAGAAGCAATACCAGCTAACACATCCTTCTCAGATTGTATTAACTTGTGCTTTAAAAAGACTCTATCTATTCCCTCGCCATGTCTTTCGTGGTAGAATTGGATGGCATCATCGATGAGATCCTCGATTTGATCATCATCGACGTTAATTTCCAATACTGGCTTTCCGAGTTTCCTAAGAGCATACTCTTTCAACTCGTCTCTGCTGGAAGGTTTAGCCATTCCTACATTCATAAGTTTCTCCGAAGTATTTAGGTTACATGAAAAAGTACTTTATTAATGAACAAGAAACCTTTGCAGTCAATGAAGAAGTAACTGCAAGAGTTGAATTGATGGGATGGCAAGAATTCCCTATCGTATACATTGACAACTTCTATAAAAATCCAGACAAGGTTAGAAATTTAGCACTTAGATGCCCACCGACAGACAACCCTAGAATTTGTGGAAAATCACCTGGAACTAGGGTAAATATGAATATGAACTTAGATCATATCCATGAAGT